CTTGACCTAATTTTTTTGGTGCTAATGATTTAAGCGTTGAAACTCTTTTATCTATATTTTTAAGTGTAAAATGTTTCGATGTTTTTATATAACATAATGCTGGAATATCCTTAACAACTCCATTTTCTTTATCATATATTACATCTTTGACTCTTTGCAATTTTTTGTGGTCTAAACAGTCTCTTAAAAATGTTATTAATAAATCGGATTCTTCATTTGAAAGATTATTTTCTTGCCTATAATTTTCTACATAATCTTGTAGCTTCTTAGTTTTAACTGTTTTATTTAACTTGCACCATGGCTCATTTACATTATTAATCTTTTCATTCTCTAGAAACTTATCCAAATTCGACAAGTCATTTGATGATTTAGTTTCTGGCAACTGGACACCATTTAGAAGCATAGTTTTGTACTTGATATTTTTGAGCTCTTGGCAATCGATTTTAATTGAGGAGTCTAGCATCTTATATAATATATAAAATTGAGTTTAACTTACTTTCGTAAAATATATATTAATCAAACAATATTTATATCAATTACATATTAAATATATTATAGGTCTAAATTATATGGAAGATAATATCATTAAAAAAAGCATTGCATATAATGCTGTCAAAAAATTACCAAGAAAACAACTAATTAAAGAACATGATAAAAAGAAGAATAAAAAACGAGTTGAATCTGAAAATTGGAAATTTAGTGTAGAAAATTATGCTTACGAAAATCAGATTAAAATGATGAAAGATATATTAGCTAATAATTATAATCACAATGATTATGTATCAAAAATTGCTATTCAACAAATAAATAGAAAAATATATGGTTATAAACAACAAGATATCATTAAAAAACTTTTAAACGAAAAAGATTTCATAACTTTACAGTCAGTGATAGATAAAATGGTTGATTGTGCATTAAAATGTTATTATTGTTCTTGCGAAATGAATGTTCTGTATGATATCTCGAGAGAAATGAAACAATGGACTGTAGATAGAATTGATAACGACTTAGGACATAATTTAACAAACTATTATTTAGCTTGTTTAGAATGTAACTTAAAACGAAGGAGAAGAAGTGACGACAAATTTTTTTTTACAAAACAAATGAAGTTAGTCAAACTTCCTGGAGAGAATAATGAAGACAAAAATGAAGAAGAAGACAAAAATGAAGAAGAAGATAAGGATGATTCGTTTGTTTAATAATATTAATTAATCTTATATTATTAAATAATGGAAAATAAAAAAATAGATTATTGTGATGAATGCGTAAAAGAATTAGATGAATTTAGTAAAGGAATTCGTGACTCTCGTTCAAATTATTTAGGCGAAAAAAATAATTGCGCTATTCATAATCCAAGTGTTAAAATTCATAATCCAAGTGTTAAAATTTACAACGCAAATGGTATAATTAAATGGACTGATGGTCAACTATATGAGAGGTCTAGAAGAATGAAACATCAAATTGAAATGGAACAAGAGCAATTTGGTAAAGAAATGGAATCATCAGCATATACTTCTTCATTAAATCACGACGAGAATACTTGGGATATTCTAAATCAATCATTATCTGGTGCAGGTTTTAAAGTATCGAATAAGAGAGAAGAATTGGGTAATAAATTAGCTGGTAGAGAAATGCTTCAACAAATTGGGTTTAATCCTTTTTTAGGTCAAACGAATTACGTTGATGATATTTCAATTAGAGACCAATTTTTAAAACCAATCAATACCACTCAGGATGATACAAAAGTTCCGTTTAGTAGCTAAATTAAACCAATGTCTTGTTACACATTGTGTAAAGTAATCTATTGACAAAATAAGCAATAAACATATTAAACAAAATAATTAAACCATTTATAACATTTACTAATTTAATTTTACCAAAGTTTTTTATTAAGTAATATATTTCTGTAGTAAATAATATAACTAGACTAATAAAGAATAGTGCTGATATAATAAGAAAGTAAAAACAAGCACTTTTATCTAAAGGACCAAAAAAAGAAGTCATCAAATCCGACATTATAATATATACAAAGTTTTTTTATTTATCATATAAAATATTAATGAAACTTGACAACAATTTCAACATCTTCCTTCTTGATGCTTTTTGTTGCAGAAATAGATAATTCTTCTCTCTTCTTTCTAGTCTTTGAATTATCAACAGATTCTTTTCGCTTTGAAGTACTATTTCTACTATTCATATCTTTTTCAATTATCTCATAATTCTCCTCAATAAAATTAATTACCTTATTCTCGATAGCCCATTTAAAGAAATTCAATTGTCCAATTGTTGTCTCAATACATGTTCCATCCTTATATGGAATACTAATCCTATCCCATCTACAAAATGGATCAAAACGCTTCTTGGAATATGCTTTTAATTTAAGCTTATAATCAAAATAAACTTTAAAACGAACATTGTCACCATTCTTATTAGTCATTTCATATAGTGTATAGTTTTTTTTAGCATAATTAGTAGCAAACCAATCAACAATTCTTAGAGAGATTTTAGACTCACCTGTAATAATTTTTAACATTCTTGTTAGATTATCCTCTTCCTTATAAAATTCCAATAAATTATTTAGTAATAATTCATTTTGCGTTGTATAATTAACAGCCATGCTCATTTATGATAGATTTTTAAATATTTATTTAAGTTGTTTATATGCAAATATATATTTTAAATAATCTGTATAATATTTTGAAAAAACATCATGTGGTGTTGGTTTAGTCTTATAATCAGTTTTATCTTTTTTTAATATATTGAATTTCATAAGAAATTCCTGGATATGTTAATTTGTCCCATTTTAAATCTTCGCAGGTGTAAATAAGTATTTGAATATATAAATTAAAATAATATAAAGACCTTTAAGTTGTTTAATTTATATATTAACGTCTTCTCATTTGATTTTTTATTTGATTTTTTATTTGTCTATTTTGAGCTACACGCTGGGCTCTTGCGTTTGCATTAGAAAGTCCATACTTGTAGTTAAAAAACTGAACATTGTTATGATTCATCCGTTCTTCCTTTTTTCTCTCTTTTTCTTCTTTTATCTCTCTTTCCCTTTTCTCCCTTTTCTCCTTTTTCTCCTTTTTTCTTTATTTAATAATGTTTCTAGTTTTAGTTTATCTTGTTTTTTTGCTGTTAACCAAAATTGGGTTACAATTTAAGTCATATAAATTTATAGAAAAATATGTATTAATTCGCTAGCATAATATAGTTCCTTTCCAATTTTTGTATCATCAAATATAATATCAAAATTGTCATACTTTCTAAATGACATCGTACTATTACATGTTCTAAAAAAAGTAATTTGAGGACTACTTGTTTGATATACATTTTGCGCTCCATACGCAACTAATTGCATTAAGCCACCCCAGATCATAAATTATATAAAAAAATTTGTTTATATGTTTTCAATAAAATTTATAACTTATATCGTCTAATCATCTTCAACCACCAACATTTGTTTCTTAACTACTTTCTTAGCAGATGCTTTTGCCACTACCTTCTTCTTAGGCTTTGCATCTTCTCCATTCATCAATCTAGTTCGTTCTTCTTTGTAAGCAATATATTCTTGTGATAATTTTTCAAGTTCATCCAGCCACATCTTATTAATACTTGTAGACTTAATAGTTTCTAACTCAACAGCCTTATTACCATGTTCCTTGTTAAGTCGTTCAACATTTTCTTCAGCAACAGAATCCATTGGCATCTTTACGAGATACTTGTAATCTTCATCATCGTCAATAATGTCATAACCCTTAGTCTGCAACATTTCAACAACTTGTTCCTTCTTCTTCTTACGCAAATCAATTGTTCCATCTAAATTTTCCTGAATGTATTTTGCCTTATTAGTAAGCATCATTAATTCGCGTTCCAAGCTCTCAATCATGTTATCTTTTCTAGTTTGATACATCTTAAGTCTTACATCATAATATGAGTCAATTATATCAGTCACCTTTTCATACTTTTGTAGTGTATCATTTGCGTCAAATAGATGCATATTTGTAGTAGAGTTTGTAGTATATAATTTCAACATTTTTTCCAAACCATTACATCCATGGTCTCCCTTAGCATTTTCAAGTTCTTCTAATTTTCCTTTAACAAATGTAATAGTAAAATCAACATCAGTATCTTTACTCATGTCTTCATAATCCTTGATAATCGCAGGAATTTTATTCTTATCTTTATCTTCACCTGGATTGCACCAATATTCAATATGTTCCTTAAAATCTTCAGTCCAATAACCTACCGGCAATTCAGTTACTCTAATTTTATCTTGTGCAACCTTTTCATACTTTCCTCTAATTAAGAACTTGTCATCGCTAATTTTTGTAATTTGACCTTTAAAGCCTTCGTAATATGGTAAGAAGTCAATATCATCTTCAATATATCTTAACTTATTCTGCACATATTCAATAATTTGTAGTGGATTATAACACATAATATCAGTGCTAAAACCAGTACCAATTCCCTTAGAACCGTTTACAAGAATCATAGGAATAATTGGAGCATAATATACTGGTTCAACTGATAATCCATCATCATTTAAATATTCAAGGATGGGACCATCTTCTTGTGGAAAGATTGTTCTAGTAATTTTATTGAGCAATGTGAAGATATATCTTTCAGACGCACTATCTTTACCACCTTGTAATCTTGTTCCAAATTGACCATTAGGAACTAATAGGTTGATATTATTTGAACCAACAAAATTTTGTGCCATTCCAATAATAGCTGCGTTCAAACTAGCTTCACCGTGATGATATCCAGAATGCTCAGAAACATAACCAGAGAACTGTGCAACCTTAATTTCAGACGTTAAATTGCGCTTAAATGTAGCAAACATAATTTTTCTTTGCGAAATCTTAAGACCATCCATCAAGTTAGGAATACTTCTATCACAATCATATTTAGAGAAGTGAATCAATTCGCGATTGATAAATTCTTCATAAGGAATAGTTTTCTTGCTTGTATCTAAATATGCATCTCTATCATAAACCTTCAACCAATCTTTTCTGTCATCAGCTCTCTTTTTATTAAATACCATATCAATAGCATCTTCAGATTCTTTTCCTGAAAATTGGAATTCAACCATTTTTTTATTCTCAAAATATTCTTTAAATTCTTTGCCGGTACTTGTTCCTAAACCTTTATAATATTTAATATTCCATCCCTTAATATCGTTGTGTTCTTTCCATTCTTCAAATTCTCCATCATTATAGAAATTCAATTCGTTGCTACCTTTTTTCGCCTTCAAGATTGGAGTATTCATAAATCCAATAAATCCAGGAATTTGCACTAATGTAGGCCATTCGCAAGCAAACAAATTAATACAAAGTCCCTTAATATGACTACCATCTAAATCTTGATCAGTCATAAACAACACCTTACCATAACGCAAGTTCTTATTTACATCTTCAATATTCAAATATTTTTTACCGGTTACAAGACCAACAATCTGCTTAATTTCAGCAATTTCTTTATTATCAGCAATCTTCTTTACAGGTTCACCTCGAACATTTAGCAACTTGCCTTTTAAAGGATAAACTCCTACAATATTACGGTCTTCTGATGATAATCCTGAAAGAATACCTGCCTTAGCTGAATCTCCTTCGCAAAGAATAAGCATGCAATCCTTAGACTTTTCAGTTCCAGCCCAATTAGCGTCAGTAAGCTTAGGAATACCTCTAACAGACTTAGACTTAGTACCATCTGTCTTCTTTGCTGCTTTATTTTCCTTTACTTCAGTCAATTGCAAGGCCGCATCCATGACACCCATTTTTGCTACCTTTTCAATAAACTTCTCACTGACTTCACATTTGGAACCGAATTTAGATGACGGAGTATTCATATAATCCTTGGTCTGGCTATCAAACGCAGGATTTTCAATATCACATCTTAAGAACAGAATTAGTTGCTCCTTAATTGAGTTTGGATTTACCTTTGTTTTCTTCTTCTTTTCAATGTAATCAACTAATTTTCTAACAATTTGATTCAAAATATACTCAACATGCTTTCCACCCTTTGCTGTATGAATACCATTTACGAAGGATATCTGCACAAATTCAGAAGTCGGAGTTAATGCGACAGCATATTCCCATCTTTCTCCGTCTGCTTCATAAACTCTCGGTGCAACAGATTTCTCACCAATATACATGCTAATATATTGTTCAA